GCAATTAAGTAATCCTCAGACTCGTGATGCGGCTTTTCGTCAACTTGGAGAGCAGTTAGGTGTACAACTGAACCAAGCCCAAGTAGAGGATGAGTACGTTGATCCTTCGGTGCAGCAGCTCCGACAGGAACTAAACCAATTTAGAGCACAAACCCAGCAACAAACACTAGCACAGCAACAGTATTTACAGCAGCAGCAAGCAGCTCATCAACAACAGGCTATGGCAAACGCTAAGCAGATGATTGATGAGTTCAGATCCCAGAAAGATGAATACGGCAATCTCAAGTACCCGCTTTACGAAAAGGTACAAGAGGTCATGGGTAAGTACATGAATGCCGACCAAGATTTGTCTATGGAGAAAGCTTACGGGCTTGCTGTTCAACGTATGGGTTTAACCCATCCAGTCAATGCCGCTCAAAAAGCGAGACAGGCTAAACGTGCTGCCAGCGGTGTGAGAAGCAATTCGGGTGTAGCAAATTCTGAAGAGTTATCTCAACGGGATTTGATTGCACACATAGTTAATTCTCAAATGTAAGAGGTGATAAATGGCTAGTCCTAATATTGGCGAAGTCGTTGCCACCACCTTGAGACATCGTAGGAAGCAACTTGCCGATAACACGCTTAATCACAATGCTTTACTGGCAGAGATAAACAAGCGAGGCAAGTATCAGCCTGTCGCAGGTGGTCGAGTTATTACCGAGACTTTGATGTACGGTAAACCAAATGTGCTGACATTGCCGTACTAAAACCGCGGAAATTGCTGGAAACTCCTAAAGCCCGAAGTACTTATTAGGTAACAATCGGAGGGATAGATGGACAATCAGCAGGCAAAGGTAGAAGCAATGGATATGGGATGGTTAATTGGTTTTTTTGAAGGCGAAGGAACATTTTGTCTTCGTAAGCAAGTTTACAGAAAACAAAAACCAACACTGAGGCCAGAGATATCGGTTTCAAGTACAGATTTTGAATTAGCAGAGAGAGCATCACGCATTATTCAAGGATTGGGATGCAGTGTTCATTTACGTCGAGTCAAACATGACAAAAGAGGCTGGAAAGACCAGTTGGTGATTGGCATGGTTGGACTAAAAAGATGCAAACGTCTGCTAGACAAAATTATTCCATATATGACTGAATCAAGAAAAAAGTGTGCAGCCCAAACGTTGCAGGATTTCTGTGACTGGCGGCTATCAAGACCGAAGGGCGCTCCATACGGAGATAGAGAATTCCGATTGGGGCAACGCTTGAGAGACTTGAATGGTTACCGACTTCGCCAAAGCTTCAGAGACTCGACACGAGGCGTGTTTGACTACGACACGAAGGTAGAGTCCGGCACTACATGAAAGTGTAGTGGTTTAAGGATAACAGCACGGTAGATTGGTATGAAGATTACGAGGTGTTGGATAAATCAATTGTCCCCTTAACGTCTTAAAAAGCGTTATTGAACAACGGGGTGAATTCAAGAAACGACTCCATTATACGATTGAGTTAATCTTGAGCCAAGCTTAGAGAGAAATTTCTTTGAAGGTGCAACGACTAGGAGACGAGACTAAGGCGAAAGCTAAGTCAGTAATCTCTCCCACGAGCGCCCCGACCGAAAGGTATGACATAGTCTGAGCTGCATGGTGATATGCAGAAGTAAGGTTTAAACGGCCTTACGATAACAATACTGACGACACCACAAAATGTAATTGACGCTGCTGAGTTCGACTGGAAACAGTTGGCTGGCACCATCTCAATGAGTGGTCTAGAACAATTAAAGAACTCTGGTAAAGAGGCTTTTATTAATTGGCTAGATGCTCGGATGAGTAACCTTGAAAAGTCCTTGCAGAACAACCTTGCAACGACTTTATATTCTGATGGTACAACTTCTAAAGAAATTGGTGGTTTACGTCATCTAATTCAAGATGATCCAACTACTTCTTCTACGGTTGGTGGTATTAATCAGGCGACGTTTACGTTCTGGCGTAATCAGGTACAGGAAGATCAAGCCACAGTTAGTAGCTCCAACATTCAGGGTGAGATGAACTTGCTTTGGTTGGCGACACTTCGTGGTGCTGATAAGCCGCATTTGATTATGGCGGACACCAACTTCTACAACCACTATGAAACGTCACTACAGCAGCTTCAGCGTTTCATGAAAGCTGATTCTGCTTCTGCTGGTTTTGAAGAGTTGGCTTATAAGTCAGCTCGAGTGGTTTATGACGATCAGTGTCCGACTAATCGCATGTACTTTATCAACTGTGATTACTTGTATCTACGTCCCCATGTAGATCGTCAATTCGTACCGCTAATCAAGCGGGAATCTATTAACCAAGATGCGTTCACTATTCCGGTGGTATGGGCAGGTAACTTAACTGTTTGTAACCGTGAATTGCAGGGCGTTCTTAAACCAACCTAAGAAGGAGGCTAACGATGGCTAATACACATTTTGCTACGCAGTCTACCTTAGGTGTAGATGCAACAAGTAGTACGACTAATGCTATGCATGACTTAGGAACCAAGGTCAATGGTACAGAAGGTTCTGAATTCGTCTATGTACAAGCTAACGGTGCCATTACTGGTGACGGTTATGTTTGTCTGGTTGATGAATCATTCCAAGCTGATATGATCGACACGACTAACTCAGCGAGTGCTTTCGGTGAGCAAGTTGGTGTAGCTAAGCATGCCTTTGCAGACAATGAGTATGGCTGGGTTCAAATTGCTGGCACAGCTAATATTCAAGTTGCAGCAAGTGCTGCTGCTAACGCAGCGTTAAACACTACTGCCACAAGTGGTCAGTTAGATGATGATGGCACCTCAGGTGCTGAAACCGTTGATGGCATTATCATCAACACTGCTAACGGTGGTAGTGCTGGTACTGTAGAGGGTTACATCGTAGCTCCGAAAGTTGGTGCAACACTTTAATTTCTCCTTTACTTTCAAACCCCACCTTCGGGGGGCTTCGGCCCCCCACCTTTCTTTCAGTCTATGGAGACCCAGATGGAATTAGATAAACAACCTAAACAGGTCGTTCGTTTTTATATTGGTTCAGTCAGAGATATTTTGGCAAGTAAGCAGCATAAACGTGATGTTTACAAAGATGCGATCATGATTAACGTGATCAATTCTAAGAATGACATTGTGGATCGTTTAGCTGAAGATGAGCATAAAAGAAAATTCCCCAGACATTGGGAGAAATTTATCGAGACGACTGAATACAAGCGTTTTATAGGTGGGAGTGAAGAAGAACATGCATTCACACCGGTATCCGAAGTGAGTGGTGTAGGACCAGCAGTACTTAAAAGTTTAGAGGCGATAGGGATTGATAGTGCAGAAGCACTAGTGAATGCAGAAGAATCTGATATTGACCATATTCGTGGTTTTAAGAAGATTCAAGATGCTGCATTGGAGTTAATAGGAGATGACTAATGTCATTGTTGACGATATGCCAGGAAGCATCTAGAGCGATTGGTCTTAGTGTTCCATCAACTATTATTGGGAACACAGATAAGCAAGCTGGACAACTTCTTTATTATTCAAATCGTGAGATTAGAGATTTAGCGGATCAACATGATTGGCAGGTTTTAATTAAAGAAGAGTCCATTGATTTTGTAACTTCTCAGGACACATACAATTTGCCTTCTGATTTACTGAGAATACGTAATGACACGTTATGGCATCGTGATGATAATCGTAAGGTGTATTTCCCTCTAGATGGTCCTGAATGGCAGTTCTTAAAGGGCTGGGATATTGTCACAACGTTGAATCGACGATCTCGTATTCTGGATAACCAGCTTGTCTTTTATCGAGCCCCAGAAGCTAACCTCACAGACGCTATCTTCTTTGAGTACATTTCCTCTAATAAAGCTGAGACCTCCGGAGGGACCGATAAAACGGAGTTTACTTTAGACACTGATGTACCAAAGTTCGACGAAGATCTCGTCACTATGGGCATCATATGGCGTTACAACCAAGCTAGAGATCATAGTCGATGGCAAAGTGATTATGGTGCTTATCGAGAGAAGTTAGGTCGATTGAAATCTTACGAGAAGGGTAATCGTTTGATTGATATGGGACGTCCGACATCTAGGTTGTGGGGTGTCCAGGTGAAGGATCACGGATACGGTATCTGATGGCTGAATTACAGAGAATCCCATTCCCAACGAGTGGGATGAATCACTTATCGAGTGAGTATGGATTACCGGCTACTGAGTGCACGATCTTAGAGAACTGTGTGTTACGTAGTGGGGCAATTAGTCCAAGGTGGGGAATATTCACCTATTTTAGAAAATCGGATGTTTCCGGGTCCACAACTGGACATTTTCGCTTTATGGTGGGTTATCCAAGAGTAGGATTCATTGGTGAGGATGTTCGAGGTATTTTCATAGTTACTGATGCCGGTGAAATCATCACAGTTCAGACTCTGCCAGCGAGCACACTTCATGATGCTGGTGGTGATGAGTTAGGTCAGGGCAGCGGTAGTTTCTGTCAAGAATGCCAAGGCGGTGAATTAGGCCAGCAATTCGCGGTAACACTATATCCCCTAGATGTACCTCAGAAGACTTCAACGTCTGGCTCACCTAGTTTTAGTGACTGTACTTTCACTTATACAGGTACTGGACCAACCTCGAATGATGAACTCAGTGGTGTGTTTATTTATAAGGGTAGAGCTTATTGGTATTCCAGGGAATACAGTTCATTTTGGTATTCTGCTATAGGTGCTATTGACGGTACGGTTACCGAATTTAATTTAAGTGATGTAGCTGCAGTTGGTGGGGGTAACATTCGGGCGGTAGAAAGTCTGACATTAGATGGTGGAGGTGGAATTGATGACCTCATTGTCTTTTTCCTGGACACCAATCGTGCTGTTATTTATCAGGGCTCTAACCCTAATGATTCTGCTGATTGGTTTTTGGTCGGTGTCTTTGATATTCCCACTGTTGCTAATAACCGTTGCGTCACTAAATATGGTGGTGATCTCTTAGCATTAACCTCACGTGGACTGATTTCTTTAACCCAGACCATGCAGTCTGGATCCACAGGTGTGTTAGCACCACCTCACATTGAACGCATTAACCCAGTACTAAGAGATTGGTTTAGCAATACCACCAACTCGTTAGGTATTGGGTTCGAGTATGATTATTCTCATGTTTACTTTGAACCTGAGTTTGGTCATCTCTATGTAACGATAGCCTTGGCTGAGGACAATGATGAGAATCAGGTAGGTGCTACTTATGTGTTAGACACTGTCACGCAAGTCTGGTCAGTATTTAGTGTGTACAAGGGTGTACCAACACGTTACGGTGATCGACGTGACGTAATACCTATTTATGATCCAGACGTAGTTTCTAATGGTGATAGTGATCGTAGAGCACCTGACTTTGACTTTGGAGCATTCTTCAATGGAAGAATAACTCTGATACAAAAGTATCCAGATGATTCATCTGAGTCCAGTTACTATGGTCGATTCCAATATGGTCAGAGACGGGACAACTTAGTTGATGGTGTTAGCTCAACTAACTACGATGTTCAGTGTTCGGTTAGATGGGGTCATTTAGCCTTCAATCCCATTACCACAATTAACGAGATTAGGGTACATGGAGCCATTTATGGTGGCCAAGTCACTAACGTTGCCTTCTATGTTGGAGCTGATTTCTTAACTCATGTTAAGCAATGGGAAGATACATCGACCTTAACAACTTGGGATAATACGCATAAGCCTTGTTCGATAGAGGGTTCTTCTATCCAATTTAGGCTGGACTTTACATCTCAAGGTAATACAGCAGCAGATCTGGATGATTTAAATTCTACAGCCGCCGGTGTTCGTCTGTTAGCTTTGGATCGTGACTGGGAAAC